TTGAGCCTGTGTTCCAAGGTTAGACATAGCACTGCCTGCACTAAATAAGCCTTGTTGCCCAGCTTGTCCATAGCCAGCTAAAGTAGAGCCAAGACCTCTCATGCCTGCGGCTCTTTGCCCAGCTACATTAGCTAAACTGCCACCCAATCCTGTTAATGCTTGTTGTTGTCTACCAAACTCACCCAAAGCTCTTTGTTGTGCCTGTTGGAAGCCTCTGCTTCTTATGCCACCTAAAGCCTCACCTAAGCCTCTACCAAGCGCTTCTTGTCTTTCTGTGGCTCCTAGCCTTGCTCTTGAGCCAAACGCAGATTCGCCGCCTCTACTAATATCAGAAGCTCTAGCTGCAATATCTCTTTTGGCTCCTGCTTTCATAACATCTTTTGTGACTTGGTCGACGACTGCTTGTTCGTATGGGTCATAAAAATCTTTTGTCATATCTGGACTAAATTGACCTGTGCCACCTTGTCTTAAATATTCTGAAGCTGCATCTAGTCCTCTACCAAACTGTGATTCTGCGCCTCTAGCGATAGCTCTACCTTCGCCTAAGCCACCAAATAAAGATTCTAAGCCTGTGCCATAAGACCGACCTGCTTGCTCTATAAAAGGCGTTTGTATGCCTGTGGCTTGTCTGGATAGCTGTATAGCTCTTTGTTGGTCAGGAGATAATCCTGCAACCATTTGTGGTGCTACAAGAGGATTACCCTCTTCATCAAAAAATGTTCTATTGCTTGCTTGAAACGCTTGCGATAAAAAACCTGGATTGTATGAAGCAGTACCAGGAATACCTGAGCCATAAAATAATTCACGTGTTGCAGGGTCTAGTGTTCTAAACTGTTGCTGTACATCTAATGCTATTGGACCTTTTTCTTCTGCCATTACGCCATACTCCCAAAATGTTCCATTAATTTATACATTACTCTTGTGCCACCGTCACGACTTGGGTCGCCGTTTGGTGTCAATGTGACAATTCCACTACTATCATTCTTTGCTACATCAAAAGTACCAGCACCTTTGACTGCTTTGGCTGTCATTACAAACTCGCCATCTGAAAGCATTGCAGGTATATCGTCTGATGTTTCTGTTCCCGGACCATCTATTTGACCGTTCATAACAGGAAAGTTTGCAGGGTCAATTGGTGGCTCTCCACCGTTTGCCATTTCTACAACTCCGCCTTTTGCAAACACAGGCACTAACTCACCCGATTCGTAAATTGGTTCTGGTTCTTCCATTTTCATCATTGTTTCGTTATAGCTGTCATTTACCAACATGTACATATATTGTGGTATTACTTCTTTTTGACCACCCATCATTTCGTTAGCTTTTTTATTTAAGCTTTCTCTGTTGTAAAAAGCTGTTTCAAAATCTTTTACAGCTTGTTCAACTGATTTACCTTCTATAGCTGAATTAGCACCAATTTGTCTTGCTAAATCATTTGTGTTTTTTATGTCTACACTCGTCATAACTAAACCAGAAAGAGAAGGCACAGAAAGTCCACCTGTAATTAAATTAGCTTTAATAGATGGTTTTATTGGTTTGTCTGCAATCTTTTTAATTCCTTGTCTAACAAGGCTTGCCAAACCTCCCATACTAAATCCATCTATAATACCACCCTGTGCAGCGCTTCTTGGCATACCGCCCTGTAATGCAGGCATGGCTTGTGGGTTGAGTCCATATTCTACTCTGCTAGGCATTTCTTCGCCTTTTTGTCTTGCTATCTCAGCTGCAATATTATATCTACCTAATTGGTCTGTGGTTGTAAGTGGTGTTAATGGTACGCCTTTAAAGTCTTTAGCCTCATCATAAGCAAGCTTGCCAACTAATCCTGCAAGACCTGCTATTCCTAGATTACCCATACCGCCGCCTCTAACATCATCAGAAGACCTACCTTTTAAAAAGTCTTCTATTCTTCCAATACCACTTTGACCTTCTTGGCCACCACGCATGCTTTTAAAAAAGTCTTCTATTTTTCCAATTTTACTTTGCCCTTTGCCTGTTACTGGGTCATAGTCACTTACAGAGCCTTGTTGTGAAGCCACAGGCATGCCCTGCGCATCAAAGCTGTAACCCATTTTTTGTAAATCTGAGCGAGAAACTACTCTGCCGTCAGGAAGCTGATATGTTAAATCACCAAATCCACCTTCTGTCGTTGTAATTTCTGGTAATTGTTGTTGTTGCCCACCACCAAACAGACTACCTATACCTCTTCTAATGTTGGGTCCTAATGTGCCACCTCTAATACCTGTAGCGCCTTCAGCTGGATTAAAAAAGTTTTTTATTCTCGAAAACCTGCCAGTGCTTGCTGCTGTGCCTGTTCCAGTTCCAGTTGGTGTGCCACCAAAAAACTTACTTCCCGCAAAACTTAATGCTCCGCCAAGCAATGCATCTTTTGTTGACATGCCAGAGGCTTTACCCACACCGGCTGTTATAGCAGCTTTGGCTAATGGACCAACACCCGGTATAAAGTTTACTGCTATAGGTGCTACTTTTTTTACAACATTTTTAATTTTTTTGAAAACTTTAGATAAAAAACCAAATTCAGGCAAACCTGTGTTTGGATTTATTGACATGTTACCGCCTACCATATATTCATTTGGATTTAAGCCAACATTTTGCATGTCTTGTTGTACCATTTGTCTTGTTTCGGGTCTTATTACAGGCGGTACTATCATTTCTCCTGTAGCAACATGTGCCAAGGTATCGTCTTCAAACCTTCCCAGTCTTGCTATTCCTTTCATATCTTGTGTCATGTGTGGCATAAATTACTCCAAAGTTCCTATTCCTTGTTGCTCTACTCTTATAGTTTCAGCATTTTTATCGGGTAGACCTTCGGGATTAATTAAGTCTGAAGGCCTTGGTTCTTTTGATACCATGTTAATCATCATATCAAATTCATTTGAATCAAACTCGTCATCCATTTGTGCAGCTATTTTAGCTAACTCCATTGATGCTTGGTCGTGTTCAGCCGAATCTTTTGGTTTTGTTAGTATTATATCAACTAGCTCTTTATAGCCTGCATTAGATAATGGCATTAGAACCTCATCAATAATTTCTTGTCTTGCGTCTATAAAAGCTTGTCTTTCTGGTGATATTTGAGTTTCACGCTCCATGTTTTTTCTGATTTGCTCTATGTTGTATTCTATTGTTCCTGGTGTGTTTATAGCTTTGTTGTATTCTAGCATTTCTTGGTCTTTATTCGACATTACACCAGGCCCTAAAGGAGAACCCATTTGTTTTAAAATTTTGTTTCTTAATTCGTTTAATTCTTCTTGCGTCGCCATATTTTTGCTCTAATTTATGTCTACAGATATATTACCATTTGTTTTCACTGAAACAAAGCCTAAAAATCCAGTTGCTTTTAAACCTTTTTCGTTATTGTCTGTGGTTAAACTTATAAAATCACTACCATTATATACCTGCAATAACTCTTTTGTAGTGTTGAATATTACATCACCTTGCGAAAAATTTAATTCTGCAATTTCCGTAGCGTTAAATCTTGGCGTTCTGTTTGGGTCAAACTGACCAAGATTAATCTCTAAGATTCTAACTAATCTATTAAAAGTATCAGGTGTAACTACTTGTGTAGCTAACGGTAGCCTTGTGGGCAAAAGTTTAGCCACTATCTTTCACCATCTGGCTGTATATCAAGCCTAGTCAATCCTAATCTCCATTTAACTCCCAATCTATTACCTGCTGCAGCATCATCGTCACTTTGCACCCGTAACACAGCCTGCCTGCCTCTAGCTCGCACATGCACCTGTGCCGTGTTATTTGAAATATCTTTTGTAGCTCTAGTTGTAAGAGAATCACTAGGAGCATTTCTAGTTTTTAACAGCATATTTATTTTTGGACCGCCAGATGAAACATTTGTTCCATAAAATTTAATGTCAGGCATCATTCTTCTTATAAAAGCAAAACTATTACCCTCTTGCAAATCAAAATCAGCACTTTCTATAAATACACCGTCCATAGGCGTTCCATCATCGTCTTCGCCGTCTTCATGTGAAAATATAACGCCACTATTAGTAGCCAATGGTTTTGTAAATACGTTTTGGTCTACCCATGCTGTTCGCACAAGTTGTCCAATAGACCAAACACCCTCTAAATAGTTGTATATAACATATCTTGATATTTCTTCTGTGCCATCGCTTTCTGCTGAATAAAACCACCAAACTTCATTGTATTCTTTATTTAACACTGCAAAAACTTTAAAGGATTGTCCTAAGTCTAAATCTTCTTGAACATAATTTAAAACACTACAAGGTAGCTTTTGTACAGAACCTGTATAACTATAAAAACCATCGTCTGACATCCAAAACACACCAGCAGGTGAGTTTATAGCCGCGTTAGGGCTAATCATGCCAGTGCCTTCATTAATTAAGTTTAAAGCAAATGTAAGCGGCGGTCCGACAAACTGCATACTATACATTGAAGTGTCTGTCCAAATTAATATTTCTTGTCTTGCTCTAATGCCGCCTCTTATTTCGCTACCAGCAGACAGCCTAACAGAACCTGCTGTATTTGTAGTTTTTGATTCAAATTCAGTAATACTTTCCTGGTCTGAAAAAGCTACAAGCATTGGGTCAGACACACCACTTCTTGCACCGCTAGATATAGGGTCAGCTCCAAGCACTATGACATGTCTATCTGTATCACTAACAATAGTTTGTAAGCCCACAGTAGGCGCTAAATTAGAGCCAGAAAGACTTGTAATATTTACTGCTCTAGTGTTTGTTCCATTAGACTCATCCCAATAAAAAATACCACCGCCTCTAGGGTGTAAAATTAAATCTTCGCCAAAGTTATCAGCAGACCACAGTCTTAACTGATTTGTAAAAGATAAGCTTGTTGAAGAGCCAAAACCACCAATACTCCATGCACCCGAACCAAAACCATCTGATTGTATATAGTTATCTAAACCTGTGTTAAGTTGATATGCTCCATCAACACCTGAGCCGCCATTGCCACTGTCACTAGAATTGGCTGTAGCAGATGCGGTAAAAGTGTAGGTATTAGCTGTTGGAACAGAAACTATTTGATGCTCTTGATTTAAAACAGATGCTGTAATATTGCCTCCCAGACTCACGGCACCACTTATAGTTACAAAATCTCCAAGTGTAGCTCCATGTGAACTGTCTGTTGCAGTTATAGTAGCAGAGCCATTTGTGGCTGAAAATGTAATACTATTAGTGCTTGTTTTTCTAATTGGTGTTATGTCAGCTAATGTATTGCCTTCTAAAATATTAGCCTTTAAATGTGTGCCGACAAAAAGATATTTGGCACCCTCTAATGAAATCCATGGAAATAGTTTACGACAAGTTCCTAAAAAAGTAGCAGAAGTTTGTTTTGTCCATCCGCCTATCTTTTCAGCGTAACCTTTTCTGAAACGCACTAAAGACGAATCAAACCAACCGCCAGCATTGGTTAAGTTGGTTCCCTCTTTGTCTATACCTGCTTTAAATTGAAACTTTGCAAAAGGCATGTTTCATCTTCTAA